AATAAGATTCTATAATGCATATGAACTGCCTAGATTACCGGCAGGTCACAGATACTTTCGTGTAGGCACTATTGGCTACAAGTGGGTAAAGATTAAAGAGGCTCATGCTCCCTATTGGAACAGGATATCTGTAAAGAAATGGGAAGAGATTAAACAACTAAAAACTTTTAAAATCATAAGGGAGGACTAATGATAAAAGATTTAGATTTGCATGGTGTTACTAAAATAGTAATTGAAAAAGGCGGTCATATTTTTGGAGAGGGTTCAACAACTTACAATGATGTGATAATAGTAAACGACAAAGGCGAGAGGTTTATTTTAACTTGTTATTCAGCAGAGCCAGAGTCAATACCGGTAGAGTTATCGTGACAAGTTTAGTTGAGGCAGTAGCAATCGTTGAGCAGATTGTAGATAAAGAATCAAAAGGTCAAAATAACTCGGAAGAAATACAAGACGCTTGGTATATAATTAAAAATAACTTGAGAGGCTAATATGAACATGCGAGAGCACTTAATTATGATGGAGAATATCAGAAAGGGTAAAGCCCCTGATGGTAAAACATTAACTAAAACAATAAGGAAAAGAAATGAGTCACCCAATAAACGACAAAATTAAAGAAACAATAAGTGAAGGTGTGGAAGCTGTTTGGATGTTACCAAATAGACCGGACTTACGTGATGATTGCGAAGAATACATCTGGGACTATTATGCAGAGGCTACAATAAATCCTGATGACATTCCCTCAATGGTAATAGAGTTTTTATCTAAGCATTGTAGTAATGCAACTTCATCAAAAGATTTAGAACACATGTCAAGACAAGGACTAATGGGAGCTAACTATGAATAAAGCAGAAAAGAAAAAAGACCAAAAAGCAAAAGAAGAATTTAAAAAGAATCTTGAAAAAAAGATTGAAGATGAACTTGGTAAAGAGATACTTAAAAAGATTACAATACTAACATGAAGTTTAAAATATTTGTTGGCAATTTAGAAACTGTAATGATTGAAGAAGAGTCGATAGATATTGTTAAACAAATACTTATAGATAATAGTAAACAGTTAGTTACTGATTTTTTAGAAGAAGGATTGATAACCATTGAACAACAGCAAGATTAAAGAACTTAAACGAAGAGTTCCGCACATACAATTAGATTGGTTGCGGAGTGTTGTTCCTAACCCTAGTGAAGTTACTATGGCTAAGCTACCACAACTCTTACCAGAAGAAACTCATGTCAAAGCTATTGGTAGTGTTAGACTATCTTACATGTCAGATAGATGGGTACTTAAAATGTTAAAGAGATATCCAGAAGTAAAAACTTTTGCACAATTAAATAAAAAAATAAATGGCAGTTAAAAGAGAAAAGGTTATCATCAACCATGTTAAGAAGAGTACCTCACAGGGTACAGGTGGTAGAGGTAGACGAGTTAAGATATCCACAAAGCACATGAATAAAAACAAAAAGAAAAGTTACAAAGCATATCGAGGTCAAGGTAGGTGAACGTAGAGTTAGCTATGATAATAGATAGTCAAGATAAAAAGTATTATGTTTATGGAACTTACGAAGAAGTAGAGAACTATGCTGACTCTGTAGATGGTTACGTGTCTCATTACTTCAAGCATGTTAATCCATCAACAGTTCAGGCTAACTTTAATTACATAGGTTCTGGACAAGACCCGTATCAAAGGAGTAGAAGTTTCGATTACAAATTAAATAAAACAATTAATATAATTAAATGGTAGGAGGCACCATGATATTTAAAACAATTATATCCGCAGTAGTAACTTTCACTATCGGAGCACTGATACTAGTAGGTGTTGCAGCAGTTAATAACAATCAACTGATTGCACAAAATGGTAAGAAAATCATAAACTTAAAAGCGTTTGTGATGGATGATAGGCGACAAATAAATAACCAAAAGGTTAGGTCAATGGAACGAGCACTGTCTGAATTTATTGCTACTAATGATGAGTTCTTAGAAATGTTTTATGAATTACAAACTGAGTTCAGAGAACATAGACATCAAACAGAAGCACAAATACAAGCAGCATGGGATGAGATAATGCGAGAAAAAGAAAGCATGGCTACTATGTCTGTACCAACAGAAGAGGACTATGCTCCAGAGTATGTACCAGAACCAAAACCAAAACCAGAACCAGAACCAGAACCAGAGCCATCAATAGATTACTCTTGTCTTAGAGCAAGTAATGAATTAAGTAACTTTATTAAAAATGTTAAACTCAGAAGGACTCAGGAGTTTACTGTAAGCTATTCTATAGATAATTATAATTTAGTTGACTTGCAGTACAGTAAAACTATTCCGGCAAATTTAGAGAGAAAAGTTACTGAGTATATTTTATCGTTTGCAACAACAAAACAATTTTCAAAAGATTGTAGTATTCCAATTAAAGTTGTGGTAAACTAAAACTATGTTATATTTTTCAGAATCCAAAATGTTAACTAAAGATGAATACAAGAGGTTCGTTGATTATAGTGATGAACATTTCACTGATTGGTATGAGAATAAAATCTGTTACTCAGTCAGAGGAATTAAAGATAACTATTTCGTAGAACTTTGGGCTAATGGTCTAGTAACATTTAAAGAGATTTTAACATGAGTAATTTAACACAAACCATAAGCCCTCTATCTCCGTTCATGTATGTGTTAGGTTTGGTTTTCTCCATAGCTCTGAGAGTGGTTAGCTCAAAACTCTCACTTAATTTATTTTTAACCAAAGGAGGTTTTACATGGCAATACTAGAAGGTACTGTAAAATGGGCAAGTATTACTACACCTAATACTAAATTTGAACCTATGTATACAGTCGATTTAATTGTTGACGAGGAAACAGCAAATGATTTTGCCTCTCGTGGACACAAAATAAAACAGCACGATGAAGGTCCTGCTATTGTTATCAAAAGAAAAGTGAATGGTCCAAATGGAATTACTAGACCTGCACCTAGACTTCTTGATAAAGACAAGCAAGAAATAAATGTTGCTGTAGGCAATGGTTCTAAGGTCAGAGTACAGTTTAATGAATACTCAGGTGAAGGTAAGTATGGTCCTTATCAGGGATTAGACTTACAAGCTGTACAGGTCGTAGATTTAATTGAATATCGTTCTGCAGATGGTGAAGAACTATTAGCAGATGGCGAGGAGTTTTAAATGATTATTACAGTAAAAAAAGATGATGGCGAAGTAATTTATGATGTTACTAAGATTACAGACGAGGCAAAGCAAGGAGAGGCTAGAGTTATAATTTCGAAGGTGGGCAACTTAGACACTGTAACTGAAGCACTAAGTTTTGCCTCGGCTACTCATAGAGCAAACCTAGAAAGGTTGCTTGAAGATAGTCCTGAATCAATCGTTGAGCCAGAGACTGAAGTAGTTGAAGCAGAGATTGTCGAAGAAGACAAGTCTTAAAAAACAAACTAGACTAGGGTTTTCCCTTAGTTTTTTCCCTAGTCTAGACCATTGGAGATAGAATGGAACGTAATAGCACGTTTATAAAACACAAATTACCCTGTAAGAAATGTGGCGGTTCAGACCCTGTATCTATGAATGCAGATGGTTCGGCTTGGTGCTTTAGTTGTTCTACTCGTTTCCCTAAATACGATGAGGATTACGTGCCAGAAGAAACACAAGTTAAACACACTAGTACATTTTTAAATTCATACACCGGAATCTTTGATGACTTACAAGACAGAGGCATATCAAAAGCAACTGCAAGTAAGTTTGGTGTAAGAGTTATAAAAGACTTAGCAGGTAAAACTATTAAGCATATCTATCCATTCTTCAATGGCACAGAAATAGTTGGTACTAAAACAAGACGTATAGAGGATAAACAGTTTCTATTTAACGGTACTTATGAAGGTACTGGTTTGTTTGGTGAACAACTCTATCGTAACAAAGGCGGTAAGTATCTAACAATAACTGAAGGCGAATGCGATGCAATGGCAGTACACGAATTGTTTCAAGGTAAGTATGCAGTCGTATCTATTAAGACTGGCTCTGCAGGAGCAGTAAAAGATATCCGAGAAAGCATAGAGTTTGTAGAATCATTTGAAAATGTAGTCTTATGTTTTGACAATGATAAAGCAGGAAGAGAAGCCACAAAGAAAGTAGCTAGAATAATCAAGCCCGGAAAGGTAAGAATCATGGCACTGCCTAATGGTTTTAAAGATGCTAATGATATGCTCAAGCAAAAGAAGTTTGCTGAGTTTACACAAGCTTGGTGGGATGCAAAGACTTATACCCCATCAGGCATATTAGATTTATCAGCTAAGAAAGACGAATGGTTAAACAGAGAAGTAAAAGAAAGCATAGCCTATCCTTGGGAAGGACTAAATAAAAAGCTTTATGGTATGCGAAGAGGAGAACTAGTTACTCTGACAGGCGGTACAGGACTTGGTAAGTCTTCAGTAACTAGAGAGTTAGAACATTGGCTAATTAAAAATACACAAGATAATGTAGGTATCGTTGCTCTTGAAGAGAACTGGCTAAGAACTGCAGACGGTATCATATCAATAGAAGCCAACGACAGAATTTATTTAAACGAAACTAGAGATAAATATTCAGACGAACAACTACAAACTATGTTTGATAATGTTATACAAAAAGGCAGAGTCTTTATTCATGCTCATCTAGGAGCAACAGATATAGAAGAAATCTTTTCTAAACTTAGATACATCATAGTTGGTTGTCAGTGTAAATGGATTGTCGTAGACCACTTACATATGCTTGTAAACGTAATGACAGAAGGTGATGAACGTAGAGGTATAGATTCATTGATGAACAGATTAAGAAGTCTTGTTGAAGAAACAGGAGTAGGAATGTTCTTAGTGTCTCACTTACGTAGAGCAAACGGAGACAAAGGACATGAGAATGGGGTTGAAGTATCCTTATCTCATTTAAAAGGTTCACAAGGTATAGCACAACTGTCTGATTGTGTTATTGCATTAGAACGTAACCAACAGGCAGAGAATCCAGAAGAAGCTAACACAACTAAAGTAAGAGTGTTAAAATCTAGGTACACAGGTGACACTGGACTTGCTTGTTCTCTCAGGTATAATCCTGACACCGGTAGACTCTTTGAAGTCTCCGAGGAGCAGACATTCGATAATGAATTTGATTTTTGATATTGAAGCTGATGGACTTACCCCTACTAAAATATGGTGCATAGTTGCCAAAGAACTAGACGGACCAGTATATACCTTTGACCCTACTCAGATAGAAGAAGGTATAAAGTTTTTACAATCAGCTAAAACTCTTATAGGACATAACATCATTGGTTATGATATTCCTGTTTTAGAAAAACTACACAAAGCATCCTTTCTTGATAACAAGTTAGAGGATACCTTAGTCATGTCTAGATTATTTAACCCAGTCAGAGAGAACGGACACAGTTTAAAAACATGGGGCTTTAGAGTTAAGTTACCTAAACAAGAACAACCAGAAGACTTTGAAGAATATACACCTGAAATGCTTGAATACTGCATACAGGATGTAAGGCTAAATGAAGTCGTTTACAAACATCTAATAGAAGAAAGCTCTGGCTTCTCTAAACAAAGCATAGACTTAGAACACAAGGTCGCTAAGATTATGAAAGAACAAGAGACCAATGGATTTTTGTTTGATGAGAAAAGAGCTATGACTTTACTAGCACAACTCAAAACAAGGATGACAGAAGTAGAGGATGAAGTACAAGAAACTTTTAAACCTAAATGGGTAGCTGACAAGGTAGTAAATCCTTACATTAAAAAGGATGGTACGCTATCTATGCGAGGACTTACTGAAGAAGAATATAAAAAATGTTTAGATACAAATAACTTTGAACCATTTACTCGTAAAAAATTAGTAGAGTTTAATTTAGGTTCTCGTAAACAAATAGGAGAATACTTGATTGACTTTGGTTGGAAGCTCT